CGTGGCAACGGGCGCCAGGCGATAGCGAAAATTTACAATCGCTTGCGTCGTCAGGCCGTCGGCGTGACGTTCAAAACTTACCCCCTCGCAATTCCCGACAACTAGCCGGAATCCGTCGACGTCAAGGTCGCCCGTGCGCATGTCGAGCAAGTCTTGCAAGACGGCCGCTATTTGTTTGACTTCGACCAGGCCCGGCCGGCGCGAATAAGCGCGAACCGTCGAAAAGACTTCCGAAACCGAACCGCAAGCGGAATCGTCGGGCGAAACCAAGTCTTCGCCAATCCGAACAAACGGAAACACAGAAACCGACACGCGGTCAAAAACCCGAACGCCGCCGGCTATTGCCTGCAGCGCGGCGCTATTTGTGCAGGCCGCAAACATTGCAGCTTGAAGCGCGACGGCCGGGTCGGTTTCGTCAGTCATGTGAGGCGATAGCGCAAATTTATTTCAACGGCCGTTGTTAGGCCGTCGGCGTCTTCGAAAAGTCGATAGGACTCGCAATAACCGGCGCTCATTTTGAAGCCGGGAACGGTGAAACCCCTGACGGCCGACAAGACGAACCGAACGCGCGCCGCGATCTGCTTAGCCTCAATCTTACCGACGGCCCGCGAAAAGGCGCGCACGCGCGAGTCTATCAAATAGGCGTCGCCGCAATCCAGTCTTTGCAAAGTCACGTCGTCGTCGCCGATCTGCAACCGCGGAAAGTCGTCGGAACGCGTTGAATCGAAAACCAGAACGCCGCCGGCGATGGCCTGCAACGCGGCGTCATTTGAAAGCGCGGTAAACATAGCCGCTTGAAGCGGCAAGGCCGGGTGCGTCATGTCTTAGCCCCCTTCTTAAGCCCCACGTTCGCGCGGCGAGTAATTCGGCTTTTAAAGCGGCGCCTAAGCGAACGTATGTTCGGCCAAAAAAACGGTTGCGGCGGTGCAACGCCGGTTGAGCGGCCATCTTTGCGCACGCGCTCGGCGGTTCCATTATGAACCAAATGCGCGTGCGGTGCCTTCTTGCCGCCGGCAAAAATTGAGATTCGCAAGTGACGCGGAATCGTCTGGTTTTCGGGATTATCGCCGGCGCCCATCACGCCGGCCGGCGGGTCGCCAAATGACCAGCTAACAGACATTTGCAAATCGCCGTCGTCGACGGGCGCGTCGCGCTTGATCCTTGCGGAAGCTTCCTCGCCGTTTTCGCGAAGCGCCCGCGTTATTTCCTTTTCAGCCTCGGCCGGAACCGCCCTAGCGAGCGCCGCAACGCGCGTTTTAAAAGCCGGGTTAGGCGTCCAGCTTTTCCTAGCCATGCGCGACGCCGCGCTCGCACGTCAGCACCAGATAGCGCCCGCGCTGGTCGGGCTGTTCAATGTAGCGAATGTTATAGACTTCGGCCGGCGTGCGCGTGTTTACCAGGCGGTGCGCCTCACTGATTTGCGAAGTGCGCTCCGAATACCGAACCTTAATTTCAACAAGGCCGGTCGATTGCAATTTCGCGGCTATGACGGATTCGCCGCCGCGTAAGGGCCGAATAGCCGCCGGCTCGCTTGCGATAACGTCGGCCCATGTCTCGGCCGCGTCGTTTCCGTAAATATCGACTTCCGCTTGCCGCGCTTGAACCGTAACCAGCCGATTCAATTCGCCACCTGACATTTATTCGGAACCTTCGAAAGTTTCCCGCGGCGGCTCGGGCTCGAAGTCGGCGAGCGGTTCGTCGTCGGCTGGTTCGTGCGTGAACACTTCAAGCGCCGGCGTAGTTTCGGGCGCCGTGTCGTGCGCGGGCGGCTCGCCATCGCGAAAGACTTCGACGGCCCATCCCTTCAATATAGCGAAATCCGCAACTTCACTTTTAACCGGGCCCGACCAGCCCGGCAGAAGCTTGATAAAGCCGCGGCCGACAGGGACCAGGCGTTCTTGCGGCGAAGTAAAACGAATTCGACGCGAAATATTTTTTTCCATCAAACCGACCTCCATAGCTTGTGTTTAGAAACAAGCGACGCGACGCCGAGCGGCAAGAACTCGAGTTTTAGCATGGTCGACGCTTCGCGGTGTTCGTATAGGTGCCCGACGGTCAAAATTATCGCTTGGCGAATAGTCGCCGGGATGGCGGCCGAGGTGGCGCCATAGCCGCAACGAAACGTCGCCATTATCGCGTCTTCGCGCGCTTCGGTCGCGGGCCATGTCGCGCCGCTAACAGGAAAAATATAAGCGCGGTCGGGCCGGGTCGTCATAGTGAAATCGGCAAGGTCGGCGGTTTGAATGTCGCCGGCCGGGTCAAAATATTCGACAGAAATTAGCGATTGCGCCGGCGTGACGGGCGCATAAATCCGGCCTTCCGCATTGGCGCCGCGAACCGAAACCAACCAATCTTGCGTAATAAGCGCGCGATGCAATTCGCCCGCATATCCGTCAAAATGGTCGACGGCCGCCGCAATAAAACCCGTCAAAACGTCGTCTTGATCCGTTCCGACAATGCGAAGCGCGCCTTTCACGTCGTCCAGGTCAACCGCGAAGACGCCAGGGGCCGGCGGGTCAACTAGTTCGATAATCGGGTCGCCGTTCCAGCGCGCGCAACGCATGGCCCTTAATCCTTGGCCGCCGCGGCTTTTTTCGACGCCGCCGCCGTTATAATTTTAACTACTTCTATTTCGGCAAGCCGCTTGGCTTCCCCTTCCGAAATTTCGCGAACGTCGCCAATATTGCGCGACGGGCCGGAAAATACGGCCATCGACTGCAGAAATTTCACGCTTACAAGTTTGTCTGCCATTTGAGTCCCTTTCGTTTGAAAAGCAAAAGCCGCCGGCGAGACTATCCCGCCGGCGGTATTAGCGAGCCTTTAGGCGGCGGCCATCGTAAGAACTTTAATCGCCGCCGTGTTCAAAACGCGGCCGTCATAACGGCCGAATGACATAAAGCCCAATTGGCCCTTATCCATGTACTTTTCGCGGAACACGAAAAGCGCATTTGAACCGACACGCCGAACAATGAATTTACTCAACAGGCCGAACACGATTGGCTTCGTACCGGCGGCCGGGTCGGCCATGCTCGGGTTAATGTAGTAAGGCATATCTAGAAGCGTTCCAGGCGTGCCGAGCGCCATGTCGGGACGTTGCCAGATATAGCGCCCTTCAAGGTCTTTCAGCTTGCGAAGGCCCTTTAGAACCGTGTCGTTAAACATCCAGCCGCAACCAGGCATATTCCGGTAAGCCGAGTTAACCGTATGCTGCAGGTCGATAAGTTCGTCGCTTGTGAGCGCGGCAACGGCCGCGGCAGTGACGCCGGCGCCGGCGCCGGTAACAATGCCTTGCGGTTGTCCCGAGCCCGTGCCGGTCGTCAGCTTGTCGTTAAGCGTGCGCGCCATGCGTTCGCCGAAAAGTTCAGGAATAACGCGCTTTTCAAAGTCGAAAGCCGAGTCGGTCAAAAGCTGCAGCGGAACGCGCATGATTTCGCTGTTATGCATGAACGCCGAAAGCGTCTTTTCGCCGAAAACGAAGTCGTTTCCGCCGTCGTCAGTGATCGACGCGTTTTCCGCGACTTGCTCGCCGCGCGACGCCGTGTCGTCGACGGCCGGATAAGGCAGAGTATTGCCCGAGTCAGTTTGCAAAAGGTCGATAACGTCCGGGCGAAGCATAGGGCCCCAGGCGGCCATTGTCTTTTCAATGGTCGGGACAAAGCCTTGCGGGACGGTATAACCGCCGGCGGCGTCGGTGCCGGCCGCAAGCGCGCGTTCCTCGCGTGGCAGATTGCGAAGCGGAATCAGGCCGTTATTTTCGTTAAAAACGGCGCGTTCCTCGGCGTCCAGGCCGCCAATGCCATAAGCAAGAGCCGCGTTGAACACTTGGCGATAATCCGGCAGGTCGTCGCCGCCTTGTTGGGAGCCGAGGCCGTCGCCGAGGTTCGGCCGGCGGTCGCGCTGGTCGGTGCGGTGATCGTCGGCGGCGCGCTGGTCGAGATTGCGCGAGACTGAGTCAAGGCGTTCCAGGCGGCGAATATCGGCTTCGATAACGTCTAAGCTTTCGAACATGCGGTCGACTTCGTCGCCAATGCGTGCGCGTTCCTCGGGAGTCGAAGCGGCGAGCGCCTCGTCGTTTTTAGCTTTCGCGGCTTCGTGAACGCGGGCTAGTTCTTCCCGCTTTTCTTTAAGAAGGCTCATTAGGTGACTCCATTTTGAGCGATGGCCAAAGGGCCGGGTTTATCGGTCGCGGGATCGCTTGCCGATTTGTCGGGCCATCAGGCCCAACTGATTTTTACGCCACAACGCGCGCGCTTCGAGCGCCTGCACGGCCGGCGCGTCGCCGCGCTCGGCGCGGAAAGCTTCAAGACTGCGCAAAGCAATGTCGGTGCCCGCATAGGCGGGCTCGGGCACGATAGACACGTCGTAAAGGCGGCCGACGCTGATAATTTCGCGCAATTCGGTTTCCTCGTCGCCCTTGTCGACCCAACGTTGTTCGCCGTCAGGCCGTATCGTGAAACCGAAAGACATTTTTGTAAGGTCGCCGCGCTTCATTTTCGGAACAATGCGCGCGACGTCCGGGTCGCTCGCGTCTAGTTCGGTTTCCATGCGCAAGCCTTTGTCGTCTTGCGTCAGGCGAAGCGTTCCGGAGGCGACGCGCGCTAAAGGCAAGTCGCGGTGCCCGATTAGAAATTGCGCGTCGTCGCCGCGTTCCAGGGCCGCCGTAAAGGCGCCAGGCCGCACGACTTCGCGAAAATATCCGCCAATGTCGGCAATCTCATTGAACACTGACGCATAACCCGAAACTTTGACGGAATCGCCGCTAACTTCCGCGCGGAATTCGGCAAGTTCGGAACGCAAGGTGCGAACCTCATGCGCCGGCGCGCGGGCCGGGTCGTCAATCGTTTTCGACATGGTCAATTTTCCTTTTTTCCCACCAGTGCGCTTGCCCGACGTCCAGGCTTCGAACGGCGCTCGGGTTTGCGCGCACATATGATTTAAGCGCCTCGGCCGCGTGCCGGTGTTCCGTAACGCATTGCAAAAACGCGATTGCGCGGTCGCGGTCGCGGGCCATCAAATAGCCGGCCGACGTCTTGCCGGCCGCTTCAAGTTGCTTCCCGTATCCGGTTAACGCCGTGACCATAGACGCCAAAATAAAAAGCTGATCTTGCATCGGGTAAATTGCCGCGACGCGCCGCTCGGCCTCGCGATCTATCCTTGCAATCTTTCTTTCAACCGACAGCGCCGACGGGCCGGCGACGAATTCGACCATTACTTCGACTTAGGCGCGGCAACCGGCGCCGGCGATGGCGCCGGGTTTGTTTTGCCGGGTGCGGCGTCTTTCTGATTTTTTAGCGGAACCGTGGCGCCCTGAATCATAAGGTCATCGCCGCCCGTTAGCGCCGGCCGGTTGTCCAGCTTGCGCGCTTCGTTTGGCGTCAGGATTCCATTTTGAACGCCGGTTGAAATCCCGTCCATTCGCGTTTTAAAGTCGCCGCGCAACAGTCCGTCGACGTTGTGTTCGAAATACTTCATTGTTCGCTTGCGGCCATTGTCGCGGCCAAAAAGTTTCAGGTTTAGTTCGGCCTCGATTTGAGCGGTCCAACGCAAAATGACGTGTTTCGTTAAGTGCAAATCTTGTTGTTCGGTATTCGAAAACGTGCCGTGCGTCAGGTCTTGCAGGAATACCGGCGGAAGCGAATAAATGCGCGCGACTTCCTCGATTAGAAACCGGCGAAAGTCGACCATTTGAAGCTTTGCCGGGTCGATTGCGAGTTGTTTGACTGTATGCCCACCAGGCAAGGCAAGCGCCAGCTTGCCCGATTGGAATGCCTCGGCCGTCGCGTTCGCGAGGTTCTCCTCGGCCGAACGTATGCCTTGCGCCGACTGAAACGGCCCTTCGATAAAAAAGGCCGGCATTCCTCCGTTTTTGAAAAGCTTCGAGCCGTAAAGCTGCGCCGATATAGCCGTCGCAATTGCATTCGCGCACGACAGGAACGGCGAGTAATGCCCGAGGCCGTCTTCGGTGCCCATAAATGAAATGTCGATAACGTCGGCCGCCTCGTAAGTTATGACGCCGGTTTCGGTTTGCTGATAAACGTATTTTTTGACGCCGCCCACGCGTTGCACTTTCATGCGGTCATAATGCATCGGGTGAAGGTTTACCGGGTTGCCGCGCTGGTCGCGCTCAATCCAGGCGAAGCAACGCCCGCGACTAAACAGGCGATCAAAGCACCAACGGCGCAACTGGTGCGCCGACATTTCGTCATTAGCCGCGTAATTCATCAGCGCATGAACCGCGCCGCCGATTTTTTCCGGGTCGCCGTTCGTCTTCTTTTGATAGGCTGGCAACGGCAGGCCGGCGAGCGTGCCCGACAGGAAATTGACGGCGTTCCAGACGGCCGGAACCTGCAACGCTTTTTCGACGGTTATTCGAACTTCGCCGTTCGAATTGATTCCGAAAATCTGCAAAAGGCTTTCCGAATTGATTTCAACGCCGTTCGTTTCAATTGACGTTGCGCCGCGGGATTGGCGCGCCGGCAAGAGCGAGCGCGCGCGGGAAAGCAAAGAATCGGCCATGCGTTAAACTTTCTGCAGCGTATAAGAGGGATCTTCCCAAGGCGAAGCCGGCAACGTCCAATTATCTATGCCTTTCGCCGCGCCGACAGCCATAGCCGCCGCGACCAGGCCGTCGATTCGGCCCGTTGCGCGCCGCTTGTCGAAAATCCAATCGTCGGTGCCGGCCGGGTTGTCGCGCACAACGGCGCTAGAAACGTTCCAGCGCAAAGCGGCATTAATCGCGATCCGCGCGCGCGTTTCGATTATCGCGTTTTCGAATTCCTGACAGCTTGAAGGCATCCACAACGGGTTTTCGATTTTCTGGTTTGGTAAGTTCGGGTGCGGAATAGTCCCGCGCCGGAAGCCTTGCGGGTGTTCTATCATGGGCCCGACGACGCCCATGTCGGCGAGCATGTCGGCTAGTTCTTTATGTCGATAATTATCGTATGCAATCGCGACGACGTTAAAGTCGTCGAGCGCGCGCCCTATAGTCTGGCCAATTGGTGCGAGCCGCACGACCTTGCCCGGCGTTAGGTCTATATCGCCGTTTTTTGCCCAAATATCATAGCGAACTTTATCGCCGTCGACGGCCTCGGCGAGCCCTTCCTCGGGTCGCCAATACTTAACCAGCAAATCAAAACCGTCGCCGCCGTCTTCATCTGGAAAGCATAGCGCAAGCGCCGACATGTCCGTCGTAAACGACAAGTCGAGCCCGATATAGCAACGCCGGCCCTTCATGCTTTCCCATGTCAGCGCCGGGCGCTCGCACGCTTCCCAGGTTTCGCGAGTTACCCAGGCGTCGGCGGCGTCGGTCCACATGCAAAAGTTAAGTCGCAAAACGCCGTTTTGTTTGGCCGGGATCGCGCGCGCCATCGAAACGCGCTTCGATAAATAGTCTTCTTTAATCGTAATCCCGAGTAGCGGATTAGCCTTTTTCCAGACGGTCGAATCCTTTAGCGGGTCGTCGCCCTCATCCATCGCGCAAATATAAGCGAACGTCTGGTCGGCGGCGTCTTGGTCGGCTTCGTCTAGCGTGCCCGTAACAACTTTTACGCAAAAGTC